ACGGTACTCGTCATCATCGTGACCCAGTTCAAGTAAGGGAGGATAGGCATGAACCTACCGCGTGCAGGTGTTGATTTTCTTGGCACTTACCGCTGTTCGGCAGAAGCACGCCGGACACTCCAGAGACTCGGAACCAAGGTTTCAGTTCCCGTCACAGATTGGTATCTGTGGAGGAAGCTGAAGCCGCATTTCCCTGACCTCGATCCGTTAAAGGAGAACCGAAGTGTCACGTCGACTGAATGGGTGGCAGAAGGGCTCAGTAAGTTCGGGTGTCCCATCCACAGTGGGATCCCCGTTTCTGAACCCCTTCGAGGAACCGGAAACGATCGATCTCAGAGAACGATCACTCAAACCTCTTCCTCTGGATGGCTTTGTCGGTGCGCAAGATTACGACGAGCAGACAGAAACAGAGCAACGGGACCTGTCCGAGGCCCTGAAACCTCTGGAAGAAGTGCGGGACTACCAGGTCAGGTTGATGCTTCTAACCCTGATCGAGAAGGAAGCCCATTTCCCACTCCAGGACCTCACGATATCGCTCAACGAGGTTGGGGCTACTCACAGAGTTCTTACCAGCAAGCCTATAACGCAGCGCGTCGTATGGCAGGCGGTGGCTCGAGAAGGAGAAAACCTCTCGAGTTGGACGAAGTGGTGGCTTCGCATGTCCATATGGGTCACTTCTCTGGTGCTCCTTTCTTCGCTCGCAATGAAGATTGCGTCGTGGCGGCACTTGAGCGGGCCGATCGTATCCATCGCGGGACTACCAGCTTCGATCCCTTTGTGGCTGGTCGCCGGGTTCAGTTGGGCCTTCTGGTCCAAAGACTCGACTCGTATGGATGGCTCCACTTGCTACGACTCTTCTCTCTACGCGTTTCTCGGCTCCAGTGCATTCGGGACTGGCGAGAAGGTTCCCATTCGCGTACGGATATTCTTCCGTTGAGAAAGCGGCGAGGATAAGTTCCTTACAGTCGAAGTATCGATATGTGTACTCCCTGGATTTCTCAGGTTTCGATGCTTCACTTTCCAATTCCTTGATCAGGGATGCCTTCAGTATTTTGGAGACACACCTTGACATGGACGCGGATGACGAGGGACTGTTGAGTAGGATCGTCGATGACTTCATTCACACTCGGATAGTCACTCCAGATGGCGACATGTACAGAGTACATGGTGGTGTACCCTCAGGGTCATCCTTTACGTCACTCGTCGATTCCATGTGCAATCTCCTCGTGGTACTCTACACTTGGATTCGCATTACGGGACGAGCGCCAGGATCTGATCAACTATGGATTCTTGGTGACGATGTGATCATCGCGGACGACCATAAGATGACGATGCAAATGCTGGCTAGTGCAGCGGAGCCTCTCGGCGTCAAGGTCAACGCGGCGAGAAGCTCAGTGACGGGCTATTCGCCAGAGCGAAGTGCCGAACCAGTGCACTTCTTGGGGCATTACTGGATTTCCGGACGGATGCATAGACCCGTGCGGGAACTCGTCGCAAGACTCGTTTTCCCAGAGCGTTGGAGTAAACAGTCTAAAGCGAGGTCGATGGCCAGGTTTGTCAGTATGATGGCCGACGCTTACGAAATGCTGGGAGTGGCACAGAAAGTATGGCCAACTTCAGACACGTGGGCGTTAATCTCGAGGTTGTTGATCGAGATCGACGAAAGTGATGGTGAAGGCATCGATATGCGGTATGACCTTCCCGGA